AAATAAATCTTCATAAAATTGAACGAAGTCAAAAAATTGATTAAAAATTGAAAATAAAATTGAAACAGAATTATAAAACAAAACAATACAATATAATATTAACAAAATGGAAACACCTCAAAGCAGAATTAATACAATGGAAGAGTTTATTCACACCATCTATATGCGAGATGTTTATAATGTGCTACGACCCACTATCACCCAGCAAGAAGACGAAACTTGGTGGGACGAAACTTTTATACCAGAAGCAGTCAATAGTAATAACTTTGACTTTGTAGATGCTTGGATTGATTATGAAGAAGACGACAACCGAACAAATACACCAGAAGTGTTTGTAGTAATTGAAATGATAAACAAAATAAATAAGTGGAGTGAGGAAATAACTGGTGCTTATTGGGATTATGATAATCTTACCTATGGAAAAATATTCAAAAACTTTGCGTATTTCTATGTGTGTAGTAGAGGCACAGATTTCTGGTTGGAAAAAAAAGATATGTATAACGAGTATGTTGCCGAGATGGGAGACGAGAGCGACGACGACGGCGACGCAGAAAGCGTAGAGGAGGAATACAATGGGAGTAAGGATTTCCCTCCTAACGAGACAGACGAACAATGCCCTATATGCTTGGAGGCATATACGGAAGACAAAAAAAAGGACGGAATACGATGTAGCGACATACCAAGCAATTGCCCCCACTACTGCTGTGAGCGTTGTTGGTATGTAATTTGGGGGCAACACAATGATACAAACAACTGCCCTATTTGTAAGAGGAATATTACTATGTGGTTAAGCACCCACTATCCAAACCAAGCGATTAAGGATTTCCTTAAAACCTTACCACCACCAAAATAAAAAATTGTATATATAACTTTGTATTTTGATATAACTTACTTAATTAAACTCAACTATTAACATTCCCCCACTCGCATTTACATTCTTGTAGTTGGGGTTTTTTTTCTTTGCGAAATCCTCTTTTTCTGTTGGCGGTTTGGGGCGATTGATAAGAGCAAAAAAGTCCATTATATAATTAAGCATTTATTTTAATTGTTTGGAAGAATACACACCGCCTTCTTTTAATTTTGCCCTTCGTTCTCTATGCTTCACATTTTTCGCATCTTTTTCTTCTCTCATTTTTAAAAATGCCGTATGCTTTTCCAGTAAGGGAAGTCCGTATTCTTCTCTATATTCGGCAGAGCATTGAGGTTTGCTTAAAGCACACCCATAACTCATTTTATTTTCACTCGCCCAGTTCTTAACCCAATCAGTCCAACGAGACATATATATTACCTAAATATATTTAGTTTCTACTGCTATACCCATCGGTGTTGCCCTATCGTCGTTTGATGTCGGTTTATATTCTTGTTCGTCTGGGAATACATCTATGGGTTTTCGTAATTTGGGGTCTTTTGCTTGGAAGAATTGACGAAGCACCCACTCATTCTGTTTCCAATTTGTCTTTTGTGATAAGTCCAAAAACATATCCATAAATGTTGCTACATCATCGTATAGGTTCTTTGAGCGTAAAGGGTTTGCTATAATGAAATGAAGAAACGCTATACAATACCAACCACAAGCATTACTCATTAGTGATTGAATATCTACTTTTGTATGCGGTAAGGAAATCCCATAGGTGTCCTTGATTCTTTGTTTTACTACTTCTGGGGGAGGGAATCCAAAGGGGTCAAAGTAAATTGCTTCCTTTTTTTGACTGGGATAGTTTGCTACATAGAAGCAAGTCCAATGAGACCCAGTGTTGTCTTGTCCTTCACCATTCTCCTCATTCTCTAAATTAATAATGTATGCCTTATTGGTTTTTATTTTTCTTGGTAATTCATCTTTAAACCCTACATACTCCAAAGGAACTCCCATCTGGGACGCTAATTGTCTTAAATCTCCATCGGTCAGCATTCGTATATTCTAAATGGAGAAAATAATTATTTCAAATNGGCGAGNGAAGGCGGTAATTGATTGCGGAAAGCAAAGTTGGCGGAAGCATTCTGCGATTGAAGTGCTGGGGGCATCATAGAATTGCCTACATTTAACAATGCTCCACCTCCCATTCCAATACCCATACCTCTTGCTCTTCCAGCATACAAACCATTACCAGCGGTAATTCCACACCCACCACAATGACTACACATTCCTCTTCCTTGACTTCCTCCACCAGAATAAATGCCGTGTCCTTGACTTCCTCCACCAGAATAAATGCCGTATCCATCTACTTGGGACTTCGCTTGTTGTCCTATCGCTTTTGCGACAGAAGGGGGAACATATCCAGAAGCACCAGCAGAAGCAACTGCCGTATCAATGGCGGTTTTGGCGAGGGATTTCCCTACTTTTGATTTTGCTAAACTCTTTGCTCCTTTTTTAATTGTATCAAAAATACCATAACCATCAACTTGCGATTTTGCTTGTTGTCCTATCGCTTTGGCGACAGAAGGGGGAACATATCCAGAAGCACCAGCAGAGGCAACTGCCGTATCAATAGCAGTCTTGGCGAGGGATTTCCCTACCTTTGACTTGGCGAGGGATTTTGCTCCCTTCTTCAAAGTATCCATAAGACCATATCCATCAACTTGCGACTTCGCTTCCTTACCAAGTGCCTTCGCAACAGAAGGGGGAACATATCCAGAAGCACCAGCAGAAGCAACTGCCGTATCAATAGCAGTTTTCGCTAAACTCTTGCCGATTTTGGATTTGGCGAGTGATGAAGCACCTTTCTTCAATGTGCTAAAAATACCTTCACCACCAATTTCTCTATTCGCCATAATCTCCTCTGGCGACAACTGAACCACCTTTCCCTTACCTTTGCTAAATGTTTTACTGATTTGGTTGTATTGGGAAGGGTCAATGACTAACACTAAACCCTCACCTTCCATTGCTGGTTTTATACTAACTTTGTGTCCGTTTCTCAACTTTGAGAGTTGTTTGGGCGATGCTCGTATTCTAACTGCTTCCATTATATTATCATTGGAGATAATAAAATGCTATAAGATGACTAATTCTAAACAATGAGATAAAGTATTTGTTCTAAATATCTTTTCAAAATCAAAACATACAGAGAAGTATATTAGTGGTAGGGTAATTTGACTTACACTCTCGCACCAGTCAAAACATCAACAGACACTTGGACTCCATATTCAATGAAGACGAAGAAAGTGAGTGCCTTCTCGCAAGAGTTATTACCGATAATACTTACCGATTTGGGAACTGCCTCCTCCACAGGGAGCATACGAGAGCAATCAACATAGTAAAATGTCTGTTTTGATTCAAAACCCAACTTGTTAATAAGACCAGAAGTAAGACCATCGGTAAGGTCAGCATTTACCGACCCACAACCTCTTAACTGATGTAAGAACTGCTCGTATGAGTATTTCTGGGTGTTGTAAATCATATTCGCACCAGCAACGACAACATTGAAATTGGTAAGCAAACAAAGGGGTGAGGTCGTTCCAGCACCAGCGTCGTCAAAGGGGGACTGGTAAGGTAAGTATCCACCATTATCGGCAGATTTGTAGTAAGGAATTACTAACACACTCTTAATATTCGCAATGCCGTTGGTGATAAGTTGATTGAATGAACCAGCACTTCCACCTTCACAATTGAACTGATACTGGTAAATATCGGTATAGACGATGGTCTTGACTGGGGACGACAAGTAAGCATCTTCGTATGTGGGGTTAAAAGTGTATGCTGGAACATAGAGCATAATTGACTGGTTGAAACCAGACTGGGAGACACCAACAACAGAGGACTGGGTAGAAGGAGCAGAGCGACCAACAGCAAGGGAGATAATAGCAGAACCAGCAGTAGCACCAGAATCAAAACCAAGTGCTTGGGAATTACCTTGTGCTTGTTGGACTAAACTATTTGCCGTAGCAACAACACCGAGAGCAGAACCAGCACTCGCCAACATAAGGGGAGAGACACCACCCAAAGCAGATGAAACAGAGGTAGAGTTAGTTCCACCAGTAGTCCAAGAAGTTCCTCCGTTGGTTGTGGCGATAGTGATTGATGACTGATTCAAGTTAATAGTCATCTTCATAAAGACACCCTTCAAAAGAGGAACATTCTGGAAGAAATTGTGAATATGCTTCAAGTGAATCGTCGCCATAATAGCAATTTGGAACACATTGGCGGTTTTCGTCAAAACATATGACTTATACTGGGCGGAAGTATTTGAGGCATTCAAAATAGTGCCGAAAGCATCACCCACCAAAGAAGAACCAGTTCCACCACCAGAAAGAGCAGTAGGAGCAACAAGAGGCGAAGGGTCAAAATTAATGTAGTGTTGTCTTTGTAGGAAACCATTATTACCAGTGTTGTATCCAGTATGAGTTCCACTTACTCTTGTGGGAGCAATAAAGTTGCCGTTGTTGTAAGTTCCCTTACCAGAAGCATTACCAGTAGCAGAAAATCCCCAAGCAAGAGGGTCATCTGGGTAAAAACCCATATCAGCACCATTGATTATGATGTCGCTAATGGAGAGTGTCGTCATCAAACGGAAACAATTCCACATAGAGCAGAAGGGAGTTTGCTGAATAATCGTAGTTCCGTTGTAGTCCAAAGTAAAGGAATGGATAATACTACCAAACCAATTTCTCAAACCAATTGAGTAGTCCATAGAAGTAAGAGCAGTTTGGGGAGCAATGAAAAAAGGGTTAGTGGAAGTAGTAGAAGAGGTGGCGGTAATAAGCATAGGAACTGCTAAATACGCCTCTCTGTAATTCATATACTTGTTGGAGTTCGCCAACTGCGAAGTATCAACAACAGACTGATTACCTTGATAATTACCAGACTGATTATCCAAGATATTCAACCAATCCTTCTTTACAAAAACTTGGGGAGTTCCTTCGGTCATAGAAGACAAGTCGTATGTGAGTGTATCGCCAGACATTTATAAATTACGCCGAGATAAAAAATCGGCGTAATTACACTATTTCTAAACCTTATAGGTCAAATTGGATATTCTGTTTCTTCTTCTTGTATTTTTGGTCTGCTGGTTTTATGGATAGACTTTCCAGTTTTTTCTGGATTGCTCCGCCTAAACCAAATCCCATCTGTTTGCCCCTCTGCGTTGTTCTTAAATAATCCTCCATAGAAGCATACGAACTTCCACCACCAGCACCGCCAGTATCCAGTAAAACACTACCCATTCCAGTTCCTTTCATCTTCGCCATAACCACTCGGTTTTGGATTGTATGCGGTCTTGCTAAATATACCATTATATAAACTACCAAAGATTTTATAATTTGTCTTTTGCCTTTTTCTTGATATTGCGTAGTCTTATTATATTGGTGCTAATACTTTGAACGATGGTAAGTTGTTTCTGTATCTCCCTCTCCTCGTTGTGTTCCTTTGAGTTCTTCAACTCATTCATCAGTCTTGATGCCTCTTTGCTAAAATCCTCATAGTGCCGAGATAGGTTCTGCTCCGTCATTTCACCGCCGATATTCATTGTATATAATTAAGCAAAGAAATTATTATTTCCCCTAAAAACGCCTCATTCCATTACCGCTAATCGCCGTATTGTGTTGCGATGAATTATGTCCGCCTCTACTATTTTGCTGGTGAGTCAAACCACCAGTTCCTCCGCCTCTTGATGCTCCTAAATCGGCAAACACATCGTCTTGGTCTTTAATAACCAAAATGATAGTCATATTGGAATCTCTAATAATCACTGGGGAAAGGTCATTACCAAGAAACTGAAACAACAGACGATTATATGTTCCACTCAACAATCTGTTAAAGTTAAATTGTGCTGGTTTCTCAACTATCAATTCGCCCAAAGCAACATTGGGAGCAACCGAATAAATGATAGTATTGGGATTCGCATACTTGTTGTCTATACCACTCATCGCAATCAAAAGGGACGAGTTGGGTTGGAGTTGCGGTGCGACCGAAGACAAATAAGACAATGTGTTGCCTCCACCAGTGTTGATTGCCGTAGCAAAATTGACGGCATATCCCACTATTTCGTTAAACTTTGCTGGGAATGTTAAAACTGGATTGAATGTAGTGGTAGGGAAAACCAACCCAGCAGGGTTAGTAAATCCAGCAGGGAGGGCAATCGGCACAGCAAAGGTATTTATTTGGACGGCATACTGGGTGGGATTAATTATCATTTCCGCATAATAAACATTCTGCCCTCCACTATTCACTAAATAGTGTCCGTTTTGAATAAAAATAAATTGGAGGTAGGCGTTAATATCGCTTAATTCATACAAACCATCTGGGATAGTAATTGTGTATTGGGTGTTTGTTGTTCCACTTACCCAATTGTAGTAAAAAATGTTGTTTTGTAATGTGGAAGCATTGATATTGTCCCAACTATAATACATCGTAATATTGGAAACAGCAATCTCACAACCAGTCAAATCTACGGAAGAGGGAAACTGATAAATCAAAGAGTTGTTATTTGCTCCAACTATGTTTTGCTCGTTTAACACTATGGTTCGCATACTATACACATTACAAAGATTAAAATTATGTTGCTAAAACTATTTTGAAGGGAAGTAAAATCTTACATTTGAACCTCCAAAACGGAAGGGATTACTTACTGACCTATCCACTGGTAGGCGACCAGTGTCGGTTCTGGGAGAAAAACCTCTCCAAACCAAACCGCCGTCTATGTCCTTACCCATTGCTCTTGGTGATGAAAGTATGTTCGGCATTATATTTTATGCGGAGAAAAGAAAAAAGGCAATACAAAATATTGGTGTTCCTAATAGTAGGTCTCCTTTGAGACCTTGTTTAAGGGTTTATCCTATAAGGGTATTATAAGGGTTCTTATATACTCTAATTTTTTGGAGTAGAAAGTATAGAGTATTATACTTACTCCCCTCATTCACTCAAAAAACACCTCCCCCAAATCCCTCCAACTCCCTCCCCCAAAAGGCAACTCCCAAGAGTCCTATACAAAAATCTATGAAAAACGATATTGGTGAAATATATATTTTACTATGGGACTTCTTGGGAACGCCCAAATCCCCCAAAAATCTGGGAAAGATTGGGGGGTTAAATCAATAATTATGAAACATACTTAAACATTAGACTTGTTATAATGTAAAGATGTTATTATCAAAGAAACCGCCGAGACAGAAGAAAGTCATAAATGAAGTCCAATTGGATAGAAATGCTTACCAGAGGCAATACCACCATAAGAACAAGGATTATTTGAATGAGATGGAGCGAACGAGGCATTACCGAATCAAATACCCAGATGCGATTACAGATGCGTTTTACGAGCAGTGGGGGTCTGCGTCTGGCGATGTATGGAAATGCTGGTTGGAGTTCAAACCCATCATACAATCCCACCCAGAGTTGAAGGAGCATTTGTGTAAGTTTTTAGCAGATATGACCGAAAAGGAAATTGCCGAACCTACACCGAAATTAGAGGAAATATAATATAAATAAAATTGAAAACAATCTAAAAACAACCCTCATATTATATCAAGCATACAATATGAAGTTTATTGAAGACTGGAAAATCAACACAACTGCCCTATCAACGCAAAAATACACACTGATAGAAGGGGAGATGATAGAGCATATTGACCTACAATTGGCGAGACTTATTTTGGACGACCGAACCAAAGACGAGTTTGGGAACGAAGTGGTTGCTACGGAAAGTAGGGTGGAGTTTGGAAAACTGATAGATAGAATTACGGACAATCAATTGAAGTATATTTTGAAGGCGAGGAAGGGCAATTTGGGACGGAGATATGCCGAAATCCCCAAGAAATATCGCTACAAGAATGGTTGGACTACGGACGAAATGGTCGCCAACGAGCAAGGGGAAATCCCTACCCCTAATCCGCTGTTTAAGAAATACTACTCCGCTTTAATCGCAATGCCGAGAGTAATTAAGAACACAATTTATAAATATCAAAATTGGATAGATATAGACCAACGGAAGGGACATATGACGATTTTGAATGAATTGGGGGAGAAGAATGGAGTAGATATGAGAGCATACGCCGAAGTTATAAAACATTTTGATGATGTGTGCGAATGCTTAATTAAACACCATAGTGTAGAGGAGGAAGAACCTTTGGAGAAGGGTGATATAAAATGGTTGTTTAACAAGACTATCTATGGAGGTGGTTTTGGTGCTTGGGCGAAAGACATAGAGCAAGGGAAGAAACGCAACTTGGAAGGCAAAGATGTGGAAATCCGCAGACCGAAGGCGTTGCGTAATACTACCCAACCTCACCCATACTACTCCGCTTTTTTGGAAACAACGAAGAGAATTATAGACTTGGTTTATGTAAATAATGAAAGCATACAAGAACTTGTTTGTGGAAAAGAACTTGCCTTAATTGAAGGTTCGGCGGAGTATAGCACTACACTTTGGAGTAGGAAGAATAGGGTGATGTCGTATTTCTGTGGAATAATAGAGAATGAAATTACTTACAAGGCGTATAAATATTTGATAGAAGCAAAGGTCATTCCCAAAGGCATAGTAGATTGGGGATATGACGGATTTACCATACCACCCCCATCACAAGAAATAAACTTTGAATGTAGTTTGAAAGAAATGAATGAATATGTCCGCACCAAGACTGGATTCAAAAACATCACATTTGTAGTTAAGGAACTGGAAGGTATTTTGGATAATGTGATTGAGCGTCGCAAGACGGAGCAAGTGTCGCCGTTGTCTGCGATTGTTGAAAATGATAATATAGAAGAAACTTATTACAAAGGTGAAATTGAAGATGATGAAGATGCGATTGGAAAAATCTGGGAAAATATCAAACACATAGTATTATATTATGAAGGGCAATACTTTATGAAGAGTGGAAACATTTGGGTTTGTAAGAAGGAAGATGTGGAATGCTTTTGTTATAACTATTTTATGAAATGTGATTTGTATAGGGTAAGTAAAAAAGGGGACAGACTGCCTCATAGTAGAAATGATGGTGGAGCAAGGGCATTGACTAATGCTTTGATGAAACGAGTGAAGCAAGAAAATACTGACCCAGAATTGTATAAGAAGTTTCACAGCACTACGAAGTATCGCCTATGCTTCACCGATGGCGTTTTGGACTTCAAGGAGCGGTGGTTTAAGACTTGGGAGCAATTGAAACAGCAGAAGATAGAGATTTTTACCCCAGTCATTATACATCGTAATTTTGGTAAGTATTTTACTACCCCTAACAAGACGGCAATGGAAACCATAGAAAAGGATTTGTTGAAACATTTATTCAATACCAAGTATGATACAGCAATGCGGTTTTTGGCGAGAGGTGTTGCTGGGTGTGTGGAGGATAAGAGTTGGGCGACCTATATGGGAAACCGAAATTGTGGTAAGGGTGTTCTGGAAATATTAAGTAAGAATGCGATTGGTGGATACTACGCCATTATTCAATCTGCTAATTTATTGATGAAACAACGCCCCTCTGGTGATGTAGAGAAGGAAAACTACTGGATTTTGCCCCTACAATTTGCTCGGTTGGCGGTTTCACAAGAAATCCCAGAAAATAGTAGTGGAAATGCTGTTAAAGTAAATGGTGAGATTTTCAAACGCCTATGTAGTGGAGGCGATAGTCATAGAGCAAGAGGTTTGTATCAAGACCCAGTAGAGTTTTGTATTCAAGCAAGGGCAATGATGATGTGTAATGACTTGCCCCCATTTAGTAGTCCAGATTGTTTGGAAACTGCTTACCAGTTTAGTAGTAGTATTCAATTTAAAACCCAAGCAGAAATAGACAAACGCAAGAAGGACGGAGAACCAGACTTTCTGTTGAAACTTTATTTACCAGCAGACGGAACTATAAAAGACAAGGCAAGAAGCGAAGAGTGGGCGAATGCTTTCATTATGATTTTGTATGAAGCATTTGTGAAACCCATTGAATTGGCGAAAGCAGAAGAAGACAAGGAAAATGAAAACGAAGAGGGGACTACGGAATTGAGGAAAGGTCTTTTGGATTGCTTTATATTTGANGNAANNCCAGAGGTAAGGAAAGGCAAGGGTGAAGGAGAGTGGTTTTGTAGTGCCGAGAAAATCAAAGGTATTTTAGCGAATAANGGATTTGCTGGGACAAGTTCGCAGAAGGTCAATAAGGAATTGAAGGCGATGGGTCGCATCAAGGGGGAGTATAGCAACAAGAAAGGATTCTGGGGATTGAAGGAGTTTGTGAAACCGACCGAAGAATTAGTGGAAGAATAATTTTAATTTGGGGGGTTAAGATAAAGAGTATTTTTGTAATAATTTTTATCTATTGGTAAGTATATAATGTCCGCACCCAGAATATCTGCCGAAGAGTTCAAGAAGCGTTATTTAGCATCTTTGAGAACCCAGATTGCGATAGATTCCAAAAATCTACAAGCAAACCAACTTTTTAAGGAAACCGCCCAACCAGCACAAATAGAAGACAACCGCTCTATTACTGAAAAGTCTGCCGACATAGCAAGACTTTCTCAATTACTTATTAAGGAGTTGAGTAAAATCACTGATATGGGGTCAGCAAACGACATCATAACTCATATGGACGATGACGACAAGCGATTTTTGTTAGAGCAGTTTGGAGCAGTTAGTAGTGAAGCAAGTAGGCGATTCAAGTTTGGTTTTACGAAAAGTATTTTTATGCCGTTTTTTGAGAAGTTTAAGGATAGTTATGCGACCACTGGTGGTTTCCAAGCAACCCCAGCAGAAATCGCAGAGCAAGTAATCGCAAGTGAATCCGCACAGAAGACAGAAGGATTAGAAGGAGATGCTGGTGTTTTTACAAGTGAGTTTGGTGAAATGCCCTTACCCTTATTAGCAAATATGACGAATGTTCCAAAGGGAGAATGGGCGAATGTAAGACGAGCAATGGTAAGGGAAATAAAGAGACAAATAATTGAAGAACCTTTATCAAAAGACCAAGTGAGTGATAGAAAAAGGGTTTTGAGATGGTTAGATGGAAGCACATTTCCAGAAACCAAAGGTAAATCAATCGGCACATTTGGTTCATATTTCGCCCAAAACCCAGACAAATTATCAATGCTGAACGAGATACTTCAAGCGGTTGCTGGTGCTGGTATTAGTGGAAAAGGCATCAAAGGACGAGGACTTGTTAAGAGTAAGAGTTTCCCTACCATTAAAGCAGAAGGAGGAATCCCTCCTATGGAACGCTTCGCCAAGTTTGGTCGTTATGTGATTGATAAGCAAAAGTTAAAGGACGGACAATGTGTAGTCCGTTTTGATAGTGGTGCTTGTATCCATAAAATCCCAGCAAGGCGTATAGGTAAGGAAGTCCAGAATGTTTTGAGTAAAATTGCTGGTGGGGGTTTGCCGTCCTATGAAGACATCAATGCCCTTAACCAAGACGACAGAAGGTATTTGTATAATATTCAAAAACTTGCGAAGATGGACGCTCAAATCCCCTCGCCAGACAAAGATGCTGAAACGAAGGATATGGAGGATTTTGAGAAGATGAGGGGTCAAATCCTTGCTGGTAATGATAATAAGGATTTATTGAAGAGATTCAAATTGACGCTTTTGAAGTTCGCCAAAGATGGTCGTATTCCAAGAAGGGAGGTGAATGAGATACTCATAGAGATGGCGAGTTTGGGAATGTAATCTAATATTTTGTTTTGTAAAAAGAGTTATAAAACAAAAACATACAGAGAAGTATTTTACCCCCCTACTAATTTACTTTGGATTCAATTCCATTGTATTTTCAACTCTCATATTTCTTGTATTCATAAATCTGTTGGGGTCAATGATTTCCAGCAAACCCTTTCTGTATCGGTTGTGGATTTCTTCTTCATAGTCAATGATGAGGGGACTGAACTTTTCCAATGTGGCGTATTCGTAGATTTTCATAAGGTCTTCTTTATCAACGCCCAGACCGCCTTCGCTCAAAATCATATTGATTTCTCTATGACCGCTCAATTTTAGCAATACCAGATAGGAGCAGTTATTACGGACTATTTTGGGTATTTTGAAATAGGACTGGGAAAGGAAGATGACGGAGCAGTTGAGTTTTCTTGCTCTAATGTAGTAATTCTCTACTTTGGATAAATCCTTTGCTAAAACTAAATCATCAAAAATTACCAAGTGGTTTTCCTCTTTATCAAACTTGTCTAACTGGGGAGTGTTTTCCAGACCCTCCTTGATTTGGATACTATCGCTCTTTTGTCCCAACCACTTATAAAGGGGTTCGTCCTTGTTTCTGGTAATGATTGTAATGTCGGCAAAAGTGCCTTTGCCTTTGCTAAATAGTCCTATGAGATTGACTACAAAATTGGTCTTTCCGCTCCCAGAAGGAGCAACAACACACATACGGAATGGGAGTTTGAGTTTATGGAGATTGAAGTTGGGATTTTCTGCTTTGTCTAATAGGTCTTTTGGAATCCTTTCATACATATTTACAATTCTTCCGTCTGGTTCTTGTTCTGGTTCTTTCTTCTTACGAGGCATTTAGGATTATATTGTATGGCGATATAATAATTTCGGCATTTAATCCAAATAATTATCTTTGCTTAATTATATAATGAACTACGACCCTCCCACCGCTCGTCCTACCCCTATCTTTAACACAAAAGATTTTCCCAAAAAAATACCAGTAAGGTATTCCCATCTCACTTCTAATAAAAAGGGTTAATAGTATTAAAATATAATGTTGATACAATATATATTAATGTCGGCATATCCACCACCCACAGAGACACTTCCCATATTCAATGTGAATGAGTTCATCGGCACTACATCTACCTCGCAAGGTGGAGGTGGCGGTGGGACTTTTGTAAATTACCCCAACGCACAAGGAGTTTTGAATCTTGTCGGTTTTAATTCAAGCGGAACAGCGTCAATAACCAATTTAGTAGTTAATGGAACAAGTGATATTAACAACAATATAGAACTTGCTGGTGATTTGATTTTTGATGGTATAAATGGTTCTATTAATTTTTTGGATTCAACAGAGCAAACTTCTGCTTACACTGGTGCTGGTGCTTTAAGCGGTGCTTACACATCGGCAAACATTACTTTGGATACAGATGGTAAAATTACGGCAATTGCGAATGGTAGTGGTTTAACTCTTAACCCTACTTTTGATACAATCACAATTCAAGACCCAGTAGCACCAAGTAATACCTCCGTTATATCCCAATCTGGTAGTGATTTCACTATCACCAACAATGAAACGGCAAGTGTAATTCAATTGATTGCCGATACAACGGAAGTTCAAGACCTCAATGCTGATAGTGTAGTATTTTCTGCTGACGGCACATCACAGACGAGTGCCTTCACTGGTGCTGGTGCTTTGACTGGTTCTTACACAAATACCAATATGACGATAGATGCGAACGGAAGAATTACCGCCCTTGCGAATGGAAGTGCTGGAACTAATATATTGCCGTTAAATAACACTTTTACTGGATTGAATGATTTCACTCTTGCGACCACTCTTTCAACTGCTACTTTTTCTGGCGACAGCACATCACAGACAAGTGCTTTTACTGGTGCTGGTGCTTTGACTGGTTCTTACACAAATACCAATATGACGATAGATGCGAACGGAAGAATTACCGCCCTTGCGAATGGAAGTGCTGGAAGTAGTCCCAAACCTTATTTTTGGGCGACTGGAAATGCTATTACAAACTCATACCCAGCAACAATTAATATTGCTAATACCACTTTTGGAACTTGGAATATTAATATGCTTTACACAATAAGACTTAACTTGGTTGTATCCTACAATGGCGGAGCATCAGTTTATACTTTGGATACAATGGTAGATATTTATCCACAAAGAATAACAAATATAAATATGCCTCTTAACACACAAACCAACAATATAGCAACAAACTCTATTAACGGAAACACCAGTTTTTCTATGACTGACCCAACCTACGCTCCAAACGGAAGATGGTTTTGGTCGCATCAAATAACTTCAACTGGGAATATGGGAACTGGGTGGGTTCAATTTTATGTTAATGGAACTGGAAGTCATAGTGTTGGAGTTCAAATCGCAAATCCAAATGGTTTTGCGAGTAGCGGAGCGTATAGTGTAAATATAATGACTGAAATGGTAAGTCAAGGTGCTGGGTATGGTGGTTGGTATTATGGTAATCTTGACGCTTTGAGTTCTTATCAATATGTTGGAAGCGGATAGGTTTAGTGTATCAAAATTGATTTTTTTATATATTCACTATATATAAAATGAGTGGAGACGACCAAGTAAATGCTACGACTTTATTACAAGGTTCAAGAATGTTATTTTTAACACAAGACGGCAACCAGTCAGTAGGATTAAACTCTTATGTTGATGCCCCTACGAATGCTGTTATGGGTTTAGTAATTTTTGATGAATTAAATGACCCTCCTAATCAAACAAGAATATCTATCAACAATCAAGGTATTACTGAAACATTCGCAAATGGAGACCCAGATTTAAATGTGAGTTGGTCTAACTTCTACCTTTTGAAAGAAGCAACACAAGCATTAAGACTACCAATAACCGCAAATATTTTGGTCGCAAGTGATACTATTGAAGCAAACGACAACAATCTTGCGAAAACAAGAATAGCATCAATGTCCGCATTACCTTCTGTAAATACTCAACTAACATTAAAAGCGGATACTGGTGGTGTTGTTTGGGAAGAAGCAGACTTAACGCAAAATGGATTAACCTATATTGATGCTACTGGAATAACTTCTACTGCTACTTGGACGGATATTATTACTGGGTCTGCTACTCCTAATTTAACCGCTGTTCTTAATGCTGGTAATGATGCTGGTGCTTATTCATTACTTAATGTTAATGATATTCAACTAACCAGTATCAATTCAACCATTTATCCTCCACCTAATACTGCTTCTTGGGATAATACACTTACTATTAGCAATATAGCAAATCAAAATATAGATATGAACGGCAACAACATTTTAAATTGTAATAATATTAATACATCAACTATTAATAACTTATCACCTACGACATTAGGTTTGAATTGGGGGGATTTTACTGGTTCTAATGCTTTCGCAAATGTCCCAAATCAAGCATATCAAGTTGATGCTGGTGGTAATAATACAAGTCAATATTACGATAGGTTTGCTGTTTTTAATTCTGCTACTCCTTGTTATACAACTATTAATAGTGCTGGAATGGAATTGTTAGATGTTAATAGTGCTACTACGACCTACTATGGTTCAAATACTATCAGTTCTAATAATGCTACTGCTTTTACTATTACTGCTGGAACTTCTTCTTCTCAACCATTAAATCTCAATTGTAGTCAGTTGAATATTAATAGTATTCCATATTCACCACCTCGTCCAGTATTTTATGGTAGTGGTTCAAATGGATTTAGTTTGGGCGGTGGTTCTTGGGCGAACCAAGGAGCAATTTACACTTTTCAAACTGGTCTTACTGCTAATACGGCGTATATAATGAGCGTTAATTTTATTGTATGGACTAACCTTTTTCAAAACGATAGTGCTATGTATGTAGATTTTTATAATTCTGCTACAACATATCAACCAGCAACATATTCGCAGTCAAGACCAGTCGCTTGTATTGGGAATGCTGGTGGGACTTTTAGCACTGGCGGAACGACATCTCAATTTGTTTTTAATGATTGGGTTAGTTTTACAACAGACAGCAACTCTCAACTTGTAATGGAGTTTTATTTGGGGTCTGGTTCTGGTTGGAGTGGGACTTTCTATTGGTCTATGTTTGCGAATATTATATCACCATAGAGTAAATGATGAAGAGCGAACAATCGTCAAACACCCTTTACGAAAGTTTTTTACACCCAGATTATCCAAAGGTGAATAGAATACCAATAGAAGAACAAATCAAGTTTCAAAACAAGGTGATAGGGATTTGCTTACTGGTTTTGTTGGTAGGAGCAGTAGCGTTATTATGTTTGTTAATATTATAATGAGTTTGAGTGATTATAGTAATATTAAGGTGGTTCAACGACTTGCGAATAAGTATGATGTGGGTAAGGTTTTCCCATCAACAAGAGCAACCAAAAAATATATGGTGGAGAACCCAGATGGTAAGATGATACATTTTGGNTATTTTGGAATGGAGGATTTCAGTAAGCATAAGGACGAAGAACGCAGAAGGCTGCNTTTAAGACANCGCAANCGCNAAGTGGGCGNANGCNCCNAAATGGTCGCCGTCTTGGTTGTCGTATTATCTTCTTTGGTAATATAAATGATGAGCGAAGTATTTTGGAGTTTTTTGATTACCAGTTTGGTAGGATTTATAATTGCCCTTTTGAAACTCTGTTATAAAAGTAAATGTAAAGAGATTAGTTGTTGTTGTTTGAAAATTGTAAGAGATATAGAAAGTGAAGTAGAAGTTGATGAGATAGAACTAACCAAACAACCAACAACACCAAGCAATTCTCAATCATAAAAATAGTTTCAAAATCAAAACACACAGAGAAGAATATTACCCCACCCCTAATTTAATTAAGCATTGTCTATTGTAATGTTTAGCATTTTATTTTGTATGTATAAAATATAATGAGCGACAAAAGGGCAATATTACTCGCAAGACTGGTGAAAGCAAGAGAGGCGAAAATGAAAAAGGCAAGTGGCGGAGATGAAATGGAAGGCGGAGCATTGTCGGCAAAGGAACTGAAAGGTTTGCTGGGAGCGTCATACGACCCCAAGATAGACAAGGTAGGAGACTTTATTTTGGATAGTAAATTATCAACCAAGACAAGTAAGGTTTATCATAACCCCAACAGCGGTCAAGTGGTTGTAGCACACAAAGGCACAGAAGGTATTTTGGATTGGGGCAACAACGCCGTTTATGCTTTGGGAGGAAAGACTGCCTACAAAATGACCCCTCGCTACAAAGAAGCAGAAAAAGTCCAGAAGAAAGCGGAGAGCAAATATGGTGCGAAAAATGTATCAACAATAGGGCATTCACAAGGCGGACTCCAAGCAGAACTTTTGGGTGGTAAGAGTAAGGAAATCATAACACTCAACAAGGCGACCAGACCCTTTGAAAGCAATACCAACAAGAACCAGTATGATGTGAGAAGTGGTAGAGATGTGGTGTCTGCTCTTAACCCATTTGAAAAGAAGTCGTCCAAGAACATAGAAATAGAAGGAGAGTCATACAACCCATTAGCAGAGCATAGTGGTGATGTTTTGGATAGACTGGAAGAGAATCAAATGATAGGAGAAGGCATACGCAGAATGATGGAGGGAGGAGCAACGCCACAGCAACGAAACATTGCTGGTATTTTAAGAAGTAGAATAAGTAAAAAAGTTGCTCCGTTTCTTGACTCATCATTACCTTACGACCCAAGAGACAATAATAAAAGTGCTTGGTATGGGTTAATAAAATTACTTCACTCATTAGTTCATTCAGTAGATACACCAGCAGAAATCAAACACTCAATTGATACAAAAGCATACGACATACAAGATTTTTTACCAGCATATACCGACTATGAAGATAGAGAAAATTATATAGATGAAAGAGTAGCAACTCAAACGAAATATGGATTATCAAATAAAATGCTTCCAGAAAAAGTTTTACAAATGGCGATAGATGCTTACATATCATCTCTTATGTTAGACCCAACTACAAGGAATCGTAATTTCAATGTGGTTGGAGATAGACTTGAACCAAAACCAAGCGACGAAATACCAAAATCTTTGATAGACTCAAAATATATTACAAATGATAGATTAAGACGATACACCAGATTGGTTGGAAACCTTGATGTTTTGAATACAGCATACTGGACGGACAAGGAAGAAAAGCAAACTGGAAGACTTGCCCCCATTAATACAAAATTAAATCAATTACAACAAAGTTGGACTAATAATCAACAAGCAAACTTTAATAGATTGAGAGGTGAAATTGTAGCACAAATAAGTATAGTTAATACTGATATTAATGATTGGGTAAGGAAAGTAAAGAGAATTGAAGATGTGGAATTAAGAGACAAACTTTTGAAAGATATGAAAAAAGAGTCTGTATTTGAGATGAATGATGGTAATGATGATGATTATGAAATAGATTGGAACATACCATCTTGGAATGATAATCCAGCAAACATAGGGGTATTTAGAGATGCGAAGACAAGTGTTTATCCACAGAGACCAGCACCAGCAGTAGCAGTAGCACCAGCAGTAGCACCAGTAGTAGCAGTAGGAGGGGCAAAAGGTAAAGCACCAGCAGTAGCAGTAGGAGGGGCAAAAGGTAAAGCACCAGCAGTAGCAGTAGGAGGGGCAAAAGGTAAGGTTGGTAAGGGATTACCTACCAACAAGATAGACTTTGAGGATATTAACTGGGGGAGTCTTACGGAGCAGATGAAGGCATATAACGCATCACATAGTAAGGATTTTGATTTAGAAGGGTTCGCAAGAATGATAATTGCTGACCCAAAAAGTTTTCAAAAGAGAACACTCCAAAGAGCAAGATTTTATATCAATGTATTACTTCCCAAGAAGAAATAAGATTACCCCCTACCTAATATACTTCTCTGTATGTTTTGATTTTGAAAAGAGTTTTATAGAATGAAATAGATTATAGCAACCAAATTATTTTCTATTTGTAGAGTATAATATGTCTCGTAGTCATTATGTTCCATCGCCTCCGTCTCGTATGCCGAGTGTAGAAGACCAACAAAGTTTAGGTATTAGCACCAGAAGTGGTTTGCCCCATCGTCTCGCTTTGGGAAGCAATATAGAAGGGTCTGGGTTTGATTTGTTTAAATATATAATTCCTGCTGGTAAGAAGTTGGGAGACCCATTTAAGAAAAGTGTTGGAATTAATCCATTTGAAATGGGTATGGATTTAGGTGAAAATGTTATTGCCCCAGCACTAATGAAAGTCATACCTCCAAAAGGAAGAGGATTGTTTGATGATATAGGGAAAGCATTTAAACCAGTAGCAAAAGCATTTAAACCCATAGGAAAGGTTTTGAAACCCTATGCTTCATCTGCTCTTGATATAGGAGTTCCCCTTGCTACAACTGCTCTTGCCCCAGAATTGGGTATGTTTGCCCCAGCAGTAGGTAGTATGGCGAGAGGCGGTATTAAAAACCTTACTGGTGTAGGTGTTTTATTAGGAGGGCAGAAAGGAATGAGACGACCTCCTCCTCCTATGGCGACAATGGGTAGTGGAACTCATATGGTAGGCGGAACGAAAGGTATAAGAACAATGGGTTCTGGACTTTACGCTTAAAAATATCTTTATAAAATCAAAACATACAGAGAAGTATATTACCCCCCTACCAATTTGGTTCATAAAATTGATTGACTTCCAAAACATTTTTTAGTTTCAAAAATCTGTAAAATTGAAATATTTTTTGTAAAAAATAAAATAAGCATAAATACCAAAAACCGCATTTAAAAAAAATTGATTTGAAACTCTCACCATAAGAATCTTGTATAAAATAAATAAAATGTCTGCTCTCCAAAGAACCGAACAAGTTGTATCCCAGTCCGCCAGAATCGTAAAGCGAGGCGACACCTATGTCCTCGTAGATGTAAATGTAATGTTCCCAGATGGCGTATGGGATATGATAAAGTCATACGCAATCCCCAAGAAAATCCACCCAGCAGATAAAATAGAAGGTAAGCAAATCCAGTTTAGAGAGGCAATCTCAAAGTGGAAGAAACAGCATCTTGTAAAGATGATAAATAAATGGTGGTCTAACCAACTCACAGCAAAGTGGGCGAACACAAAAAGCAGTCAATACAAAAACACCCCAACAAAAACGATGATTGACGAATGGTGTAATTATGGGTTGTTTGGGAGCAACCTAAACCACCTTGCGAAGAGGTGGAACAATAAACGCAATAAGTTTGTGAATATAAAAATATCAGCAATAACAGAAGACAAATACGAACAACTGAAAGACACCTACAATATGGTGTGTGGTGTGATAGAAACTGCTGACTACAAGAAGGAGTTTGCTGACTACCTCCTTGACTGAAAAAACCCAAAAAATTGAAAACTTTCTTGTAGAAGTTTGAGAAGGCATAATACCAAGTGCCTCCATTTATTAATTGAAAAAAAAATTGAATTGCTATAAAACTCCAAACAACTTATTATAAATATTAAAACTAAAATGTCTGCCGAACAAATCGCCATAAAATTGATTGAATCTCAAATCCAAGTTGAGAATACAAATAATACAAATACAATGAATACTGAAATGATGAACGAAGATGATGCCGAATGCTATGGTTGCGGAAGTATGCCTTGCGTAGAACCAGAAGACCCAATGGATACAAGGTTCTGCGAGAGTTGCTTCAAAGAAAACGAAAAAATAAACGAGGAGTTGGATAAACACAACTTCCCCAACGGAGTTCCCACAGACCTCCCAGATGTGAATGTGCTATTCCCCCCCAAACCAAAGAAGGTAAGGAAACCCAAAACGGAATGCTGTTCTTGTAATGAGATGTTTAAAGACCGAGACCTATGTGGCGACATCAACGGAGATGTATGGTGCTACGATTGCTACGACGACGAATATATATTGTGCTTCCAGTGTAATGAGGAAATCCAAAGAGACAAGGCGGACGAGGAATACTGGGAGCGAGACGGCGATAATTACTGCGAATGTTGTAGGGACGAATACGACGAGGAGGAAGAGGCAAACAAAAAAGAATTGGAAGGTAAGGTAGGTGTTTAGATGATGTGTGATATAATATATATGTATATGATGTATAGTGTATGTTTTGTATAAATTAACTTAAATAAAT